TAAGAAACCATTGCAAGGTATTAAAGAATTACGATACATTGACCCTACTAAACTTAGGAAGGTTAAAGAAATCGAAGAAAAGAAAGACCCTAAAACAGGTGCAACGATCATCGTCAATCAACAGGAATACTTCTTGTTTCAAGACGAAGGAATGGCAGCTGGTGGGCAAGGTGTTCGGATACACCCCGATTCTATCATGTATTCAACATCGGGTATGTTAGACCCAACTAGAAAACGAATTTTATCATATCTGCAGAAGGCTATTAAGCCAGTTAATCAGTTAAGGATGATGGAAGACTCGTTGGTAATCTACAGAATAAGTAGAGCACCAGAGCGAAGAATCTTTTATATTGACGTGGGTAACTTACCTAAGGGTAAAGCAGAAGAATATTTAAAAGGCATTATGAATCAGTATAGAAATAAACTGGTATATGATGCTTCTACTGGTGACATTAAAGATGATCGTAAGCATATGTCAATGCTGGAAGATTTCTTCTTGCCGCGTAGAGAAGGTGGTAGGGGTACAGAAATCACTACATTGCCTGGTGGCGAAAACCTAGGTCAGATAGATGATATCATATACTTCCAAAAGAAGCTATACAAGTCTCTCAATGTTCCTGCTCAAAGATTGGAGTCGGAGAACACATTCTCCTTAGGTAGAAGCACTGAAATATCACGTGATGAGATTAAGTTTAAGAAGTTTATTGATAGATTACGGAAGAGATTCTCTGATACATTCATGCAGCTACTTAAAACACAACTATTACTGAAAGGTATTATCACTAAAGAAGATTGGCACGATTGGAAGAGTTATATTGCGTTTGATTATATCGAAGATAACTATTTTGCCGAGCTAAAAGAAACTGAGATCGTAAGAGAACGGTTTGAAATGTTAGCTTCAGTAGATGAATACGTGGGTAAGTATATATCTAATGAATGGGTAAGAAAGAGTATTCTACGTCAAACTGATGATGATATCAAAGATATGCAGAAACAGATTGAAGCTGAGAAAAAAGCTGGTGAGCTTGATGCGCCAGAAGATGACGATCCTAGGTGGGATGATTAAGCCAGAAGGATCATTTTGTATAAATATATAAGGAGAACATACAATGACAATAGAAAATTTAGTGGATAGTTTAAAGGGCGGTGATAACGTACAAGCTCAAAAAGACTTTGAAGGACTAATGTCAAGTAAAATGCAAACTGCCCTAGATGCAAAAAAGATTGATATCGCATCTCAGATAGGTAAAGCTTCTACAGAAGAGGAATAACAATGCAATCATTTGCAGAACTCCGAGAGAAGTTTACACTTGGTTCCGGCGAAAAACAGGTTAATGCTTTTAAGGGTGGTAAATCTAAGAAGGTAGACATTGTCATATCCCAGAAGGGATCAAAGTACATTGTATATATTAACGGCGATAAGCTAGATGATAGCTTTAAGTCGCCTAAAGATGCAGAAAAATCTGCAAATGATTTTATAAAATTAATGGGAGAAGAACTAGAATGAGACTGATTAGTGAGTATCATGATAGTGACCTTGAAGTTATAACTGAGGCCAAAAAAGACGGCACAAAGAGTTATTTCATTGAGGGTGTTTTCATGCAAGCCGATTCCAAAAATAGGAACGGCAGAATATACGAGAAGCGCATTTTAGAAAGTGCTGTGAATAAGTATGTAAAAGAACAGGTAAGTACTGGTCGAGCAGTGGGTGAACTAAATCATCCCGAAGGTCCGACCATTAACTTAGATAAAGTTTCACACAAAATTACTGAACTTCGTTTTGAAGGTAGTAATGTTGTAGGAAAAGCATCAATTCTTAATACCCCTATGGGCAAGATCGTTGAAGGTCTTCTTGAAGGTGGAGTTAAGCTTGGTGTATCAAGTCGTGGTATGGGAACTCTTGTGAACAAGAAAGGAACGTCGTATGTGGGAGATGACTTTATGTTATCCACTGTAGATATAGTCCAAGACCCTTCCGCTCCAGAGGCTTTTGTCAATGGAATCATGGAAGGTGTTGAATGGATATGGGAAAACGGTATTCTTTGTCCACAAGAAATTGAAAAAATTGAGACTGAAATAAGGGAAGCTCGAGGTATGCGTTCGTCGGATATTGAGATTAAAGCTTTTAAGAATTTCCTCTCTAAACTTGTAAATTCTTAATAGGAGAATACAAAAATGTCAAAAGACGAAAATAAACTAGATGAAACTCTAGTAGGTCTAGAAGACATATCAGAAAATGCTGAAGAGCTTGAGAACGAGCTCGTTGAAGACCAACAAGTTGAAGACGAAGAAGTTCTTGATGAAGCTAAAGGTAAAGTGAAGGAAGACGAGTCTGAGGAAGACGATGCAGAAGATGAAGCTGAAGATGACGAAGAAGTCAAAGAAGCTGCACCTACTACACCGAAAACCAAAGCTGGTGTAATTCAAGCTGCCGTTGATATGTTGAAAGCTGCTAGAAAAGAAGACGCGCAAAAGATGTTTGCAAAGATGACTGCTGTAAGCGAAACCGATGATAAAGACGAAGACGATGATGAAGAGTCTAAAGCTGAATCAAAGGCCAAAGCTAAGGTTGAATCTGTAGACTTTGAAGAAGATTTGGATGCAATGATTGCAGAAGAAGCTACTTTATCTGATGCATTTAGAGGAAAGGCTGGAGCGATTTTTGAAGCTGTACTTACTAGTAAGTTAGCTCATGAAGTTGAAAGGCTAGAAACTGAATACGCGCAGAACTTAGAAGAAGAAGTATCCGATGTTAAAGGTGAATTAGTTGAGAAGGTTGATTCCTACTTGAACTATGTAGTCTCTAACTGGATGAAAGAAAATGAAGTTGCAGTAACAGAAGGTCTTAGGACTGAAATTGCTAATGAATTCATGACTTCGCTTCAATCAGTGTTCAAAGAACATTACATCGAAGTTCCAGAAGGTAAGGTTGACCTAGTAGACGAACTGTCTTCACAGGTTGCTGAACTTGAAGAAACTTTAAACAAAACCACAGAAGATAATATCCAACTACATGAGTCTGTTCAGACTTTAGAAAGATCAGAAGTAGTTAGAGAACAATCTTCGGGACTTGCTCACACAGAAGCTGAAAAACTATCTTCTTTAGTTGAAGACATTGAGTTCGATAACAAAGATAACTTTGAAATGAAAGTTAAAGTTGTTAGAGAATCTTACTTTACTAAAGATATTAGCGAATCAGTGGACGAGGCATCTGCCGTAGTAGGGAATGATTCAGCACCAGTTGCTGTAAATTCTGACTCTATGTCTAGATACTCACAAGCTATCTCAAACTATAACAAATAATCTTAACAGGGGAAACATAAAATGTTTAACACAGATTCAAACTTAATTGAAAAATGGAACCCAGTACTAGAGCACGCTGAAGTGCCTTCTATTACTGATAAGCACAAGAAGGCTACTGTAGCTCGCTTGTTGGAAAACCAAGAAATGTCTTTGAGAGAAGACCAAAGAAGCAGCCAAGGAAATATGATTTCTGAAGCAGCTGCTGCTAACAACATCGGTGCTGCTGCACTCGGTACTTTTGATCCCGTTCTTATCTCTTTGGTAAGACGTGCAATGCCTAACCTTATTGCTTATGATATCGCTGGCGTTCAGCCAATGACTGGACCTACTGGTCTTATCTTTGCAATGAAGTCTAGATATAGTACTCAGGGTGGAACTGAAGCTCTTCATGATGAAGCTGATACCGATTTCTCTGGTACTGGTACTCATCAAGCAGATCCTACTGGTCTTGTTGGTGTTAGTGATGCCGATTCGGATGCTACTATTGCTGACGAAGCTGATACAGTTTCTACTCACGGTGCTGGCCTTACTACTGCTGCTGCAGAAAGACTAGGTGTTGGCGCATCTGGCGATGGATCTTTCGGTGAAATGGCATTCTCAATTGAGAAAGCTACTGTTACTGCAACTTCTAGAGCTCTTAAAGCTGAGTACACTATGGAACTTGCTCAAGACCTTAAAGCTGTACACGGTCTAGATGCTGAAGCAGAACTTGCTAACATCCTTTCTTCTGAAATCCTTGCGGAAATCAACAGAGAAATGGTTAGAACAGTTCTTACTAAAGCTAAGATTGGTGCTCTTCAGGCTTCAACTGCTATCTCTGGTATCTTCAACATGAGTTCTGATTCAGACGGACGTTGGATGGCTGAGAAGTTCAAAGGCCTAGTAATGCAACTTGAAAGAGAAGCTAA